TAAAACTGGATGTTTCTTTGTATAATAATCTTCTGACCACTTAAACCAATTACCATCTGGTGTTTCTTCTACATCAATAAAAGCTTTCTTTTTGTCGGAAATGCATGACCAGTGACCAGCACTGGAATCTATCTTAATTGGCATTATTTCTTCATTTCCATTTAAAACTATATCATCTGATAGTAATTCGGTATTCCTTTCTTGACCTTCTAATATGGATTCATATAAACTGAATGCAAAAGCTGTCTCATTTGCTGAATGAGACCCTAACGGTTGGTGGAACCCATACTTATTACTCCTATTGAACAAAATTTCATAATTTTTAGGTGAAACATCAAATTCATCGGGAAAATCCTCTGGACTATACATATCTGAATGAATCTTTTCTGTTGTCATATTAACATTGGCAGACAACAGATCCCCCTGTTCTCCATAGTAAGCTCCTAGGTGATTAAAGCCTACATCATTTCCTGTCCATTTTTCTTCTACATATTCCTCACATTCTGGTAAACTATATTCTACAAATCCTGGAAAAAGTACTGACTGAATTTCTTCGCGTGTAACTAATGCCATACCGGCATCAAATCCAGCCCCATTAATATGAAAACCTAATATAAATGACCCACACATATAAGGTGTGCCACAGATACCGCGCTTAGTCTCTTTGGTAACTCTAAGAGACATAAACTCGGTTCCTACGACAGACCCCTCCTGCCTAATTTCACACATTTTCAAAACCCCATGTGAATCACTTTCCCCGGTGGTAAGAGACAATTTTCCAATAACTTTGTGGCCATATCCTGCATACCGACTAGTTAAAGTACTTTCTGTTGGAAACATTTTTAAACGACTACGAATTGACTGTTGAGGTGGAACATTAATAATCATCAAATCTTTATCCACAAAGCTCCTGGAATTCAACAAATTAATTTCTTGTCTGGTCTGAGATGAACCTACTGAAATATACAAATACCTATAAGCTGTAAGATAATGCTTGGGTAACAACATATTAACATTATCGACAAGAAATCCATAACCTACTACAACATCTTCAAAAACATTTGCATATAAAGGTACACAGTTGTTACTTAACATTGAACAATCAAAGGAACCTGCGTGTTCTTTCCTAGTGATCTTTTTGGGTGGTTTCCTAAATCCTTCCTTCAACGATTGTTCATCAATTGCTCCTGCTCTTCTTAAAATGGAGATAACTCTTTTCCAATATTCTGACTCTTCTTCATCTACTTCCATTCCACACTTTTTAAATGCTTCCTTACATTCCTCCATGGCTTCCGCCTCAAAAAATGCCCAATATGGTATTTCATTCTTTCCTTTATAAGCCTTAATCTCTCCATCCATTAATCCTTTCAGCATGGCTGCTCCATACTGATGTCTAGGAGCCTGAGCTATTATTTCCCCTAGACGTCTCTTATTTTCATTGACTGCATACCATTCTTCAAAATACAAAGATAAGTTGGTTAATCTCTCCCCAAGGCGAAGTTTCGTAGACAGATAATAAGTTCCTACTGCCGCTATTATAGCGGCTATGCCTAACAAAATTTTATTAAGGTGTTTCCTAACAAAAAGTATTGGTGTACTAACAGTATCTGTAATAAATTGAGAAGCTATATGGTAATACTCTTTAAATGACTTTTCACTCTTTTGCAAAATACACCAATATACAGTACATAACTTGTTGGTATCCGTAATCTCCTTATGCAGAAAATGATCATAACAAGAACTCTCATCACCCAATATTGCTAAATCCATTGGAACTTTGACCTTGGAAAAGTTGATTCCTCCCAAAGTCTCTTTTAACTTACCATGTATATAAGCCTGATGTAATTGATCTAGCAAAGTGGCATCATAAAAATGCTCCATTTCAGATTCCTTAGGACATTCAGCATCATGAATCTCTTCACATTTATAACAAACCCTATCATCTGCGGAGTTGTTAAGATCTTCCGCATCAATACGTGAATACAACTTTGAAAAATCCTCAAATACACTGATCTTATTTTTAAGCCTATCCATACATTCTTTATATACTTCAGATGGTTTGAGATTCTTTTTAAAATAAATGGCTTCCCCAAAATTGTACTTATGAAATCTTATATGTTCATCAAGAACCTCCCATGTTTTCCTAAGACCTACTTCCTTCAAAAGTCCCTCGATATCAAGCTTGTTGTTACTATTGGGTTTAATACATTCTATATGATAACACATTTCAAATCTCCTATTAATTGCAGCATGATGTTTAATTTCATTATAACCCTGAATATTTTCAAAATTGGAAGAAACAATGACCGCCTTAGATGTAAAATACCTACCCTTGTCTGCTAAATCAGCCATTGCTACTGGAGTTGGCGCGGTGGAAATAAGTTGGACAAAAGGCATAACTGTTTTATAATCTGCATCCGCAAGAGCATCATCAACAGTGACAACGTCCTGCATACAATAACCATCCATATATTCAATTTCCCCTGGACGTAAAGCATAAATATTCCTACTAATTGATTCTTCTGTTCGTTGATCTTCAGGTAAGAGGTACTTCGCCATTGCTCTAGCTAATATAGTCTGAAAAACCGATTTTCCCTTTCCAGACTCCCCTGATAACATAATCCCCACTGGTTCACAGCGTGGACCTGACCCTATTGCAATTTTTGCTAAAGCTGTAAATCTTTCATTCACCTCTTTCATGAAGAAATTAAATCCGGACTTTCCATACTTTTCCAAAACAGGTTGACATACTTTAACTTGATCATAAATCTCAATAAACTCTTTCCTATGTTTAAACAATTCATCGGTAGTAAAAATTTCGCGCCTAGCATTATATTCAGTACGAGCTTTGGTCATTCTCTCTCTAGCACTTGGTAAGGAAATATCACTGGAAGTTAATCTTTTAAATAAATCTGAAACATAATTGTAAAAACCTTTTCCCATATCAGTAATTGATGGCCTAACAAAATCATACATAGCACGGTTAACGGTGACATCACTAAATTCACATCCTACGATACTACCCAAACCTTGAACACAATAACGAAAAATTTTCTGGACATAACCGTCTTCAACTGCTTGCTCAGTCACATTGGATATT